GGGTTTACATACAGGTCTGAGGTTGGTGATGTCGTCGGGCCCGCCTGCGTCGAATGGGATGATGTGGTCTGCGTCTGTGGCTGGGGCTTTGTTGCAGAGTACGCACGTCATTGGGCCGTTGCTGAATAGTTCTTTGCGTGCTTTGTTGAACTCTGGGGTTGAGCGGCGTGTCATGTTGTTTCGTTTCTTCTCTAGCGCCCTTGGCTGCGCCTGCGGTTGCTTTCATGTTACGGGGTGGGTCGGTGCGGTGATAGCCCCCCACAGTTCGCTCTGTCGAGCAGGCTGCCGGAGGAATACACCAGTGGACGGACACCATACGCATTTGTGACGTTTGGACGCTGTACCCCTCGCTCTAGGGCATGGGGCTCTACCCTCGTTCCCGAGTGTTTCACCTACTGAGTACAACTCCCAATGAGGCCGTGGTTCTGATCTGTTGTGGCGGATGCTACTTGCGCCCGAGGCGCTCCGCAATCATCTCAAGCTGATTAGGTCGCCACACATAATGTTCAGCGTGGGGGCTGATGGCGTTTGCCCATATGACCTGCATTGAGGTCAACTTGGTTTTGTCAAGTTTTAACTCAGCGAATATAAGTCCACGCTCACGATGTGCGAGGACTAAATCTGGGAAGCCTTTGCCATCGGATCGGAACACACCCGGGCGAACTTGGTGCGGTGTCGGGTGAAATATAAGCCAGCCGTTCATGCTTGCTATCTGTTCGACTTTGTTTTGGAAGATGCGCTCTGTGGCTTCGCCTGCCATCAGATGCCCCCGAGGATGCGGTTCAGTTCGTTGGCTGCAATGGTCAACTCACGCTCTAGGCGTTTGTTTTCTCGGTATTGCTCTTCCATCATCTTGACCATCGGCAGAAGATTAGACACGTTTACATTGAACGACAGGATGCCTTCAGGATCCATGTGTGCGACAACGTCTTTGATGGCTGGGAGTAGTTGGCTGTGCATGGTGCAGTAGCCGGGGGTTTCGTTCTTGCAGGTGTAGAACGGGCACAGGATTGCTTTACCCATGATGTTTTGCCAGCCAAATGCCTAGGGCGACCATGACGGTCGATTGGGACACGAAGTAAACAAACTCAATCATTGTCCTCTAGCCATTGTTCATAATTCCAACATGCCATCGTGTCATGAGTTGTTCCACATCGTTTTGTTTCTTGGTAAAGGTCGCTGGCAATTTTCTTCCAATGCTCTACTTCGGCGCGTAAACCTGCGACGAGGATTTCGGCTTCTTCCATTGCTTTGCAGGCATCGTTTACTTTAATAATCAGGTCTTCGATGTAGTCCTTCATAGTTCCAGCGTCCATCAGCGTTTTTTTCCTTTCAGCAACAGCATTTCAGTCATATAAATGCCCCGACGATTTTGCTCTGGGTCTTCTAAATCAATTTGTTTGTGCAATCGCTTTGCCATAAGGACTTTTTCGGTATAAGACATTTTTTTCAACACATCGTCTGAGGGGGCAGGAATGTCTAGTGCGTAAGACGCAATTTTTATTATTGCAATCCATCCCTTAGCGGTGATTTTATAACCCTGAAAATCTTCCATCAGAATGGCTCCTCATCGGTGAGAAACTCAGACAGGTCGTCTTCATGGGTGGCAACAATCGGGTCGGGTGTTCCGCGTGGTGGCCAGAACGCTTTGTCTCCGTTGACGTCTTTGAACCATGGGCGTTTAGTGCCTGCGACTTTGTCGCGGTTATCCCACACGTGGGTGACGCCAGCCTGAGCTGCTTCAGCCACAAGCCAGTCGGGGATTGCGCCGAATTGGTTGCCCTTGACCTTGACACCATCCGTCTTTGCTGAGGACGCTTGTGTTATACGCATCTTCGGTCCAGCGTTCTGCACCTTTGCCATTTCTTCACGGCTGGGGCGTTTGTTTACATCGGTGCCAGCCATGCCAGCGTTAGCCAATGCACGACCCACAGCAGAGGTCTCACAGTTCTCAACGTGTGAGGTTCTGTTTACATTGCCAGCGCCTCGTACTTCTTCGGCGTAGCCAGTAGCGATGCAGACATCCTCCAGCCACAGTTCAGCGCGGATCACGCAAATGTCTGCACCGGGCACAGAGACCATGTGTGTGATGGTGCGACCGTTGGGGTGCGCTTCTAGCCAGCGTGAGTGTCGTACTGCTACTGGCTCGTAGTCCTCAAGATTAAAGCCCACTATCGTCTCCTAATTCAATCCAGCCAAGTTCAAACTTTTTCCATTCTTTGCCAACAGTGCTCCAAAACATTGCAGGCTCAATATTTACAAGGTTTGGATTTGCTAGGACCCATTCATCCCAAGTTTTATTAAAGCCTAGAACGATTTCATCAAAGTCCATTTGCAGCTTCTTTCTTGGCTTGGCGCTTTGCCTTTGCTTCAGCCTTCTTGCGAGCAATACGAAGGTTGCTCAAAGCGACATCCGTAACGGGAGCCATTTGGCGGTAAACAAATACGCCAATTTTCTCTCCTGATAATGCAGCCATCTTTGTGAGGGCTTCGTGTTCGTCGGCGTTTACGCGGAACGCAATCACCTTGGTCTTGTGTTGTTCCATCAGTTTCTCCTTGATGTTTACTTGCCTGACGATATCCGCCAGTTTGATGCACCCTTACCATCGGCCCACAAGATGCGAGCCACTTTCAGGTTGCAGGATGGGTCTGTCAGGCTTTTAATGACCTGACGATACGGGCGTTTACACGTGCGAGCAGTGAGTGTACGCCACGAAGAGTTAATCTGAAGAAGCCCGGTGTCTCGAGAGCCGTCACCGTTAATACGGCTGACTGCCGTAGGGATGCACCTTGACTCGCGCCACATGATGTAATCGAAGACCGCCACAGGTAGCCCGTGTTTACGGAGCATTGTGTGCCACTGCTGACACTTCCACTGGGGTGCAGCTGACGCTTGCACGGGGCTGACAAATAGGGTGAGTAGTGCGAAGCACAGCAGTCCACGTTTCAATCTTCTCTTCTTTGATAGTCCAATAATTCAGCCTCGGTAATCCAGAGTTCTTTGTCTTCGAAGTTCCAGTCGTACGGAGGGTCTTGCCAGTGGGTTTCAATGTCAAGCGCTTGGTACATGCCCCAGATGAGGCACAACATGAACAACCCTAGAGGCAGGGTGACGAGGAATACCATCATCGCAGGGCCTCTTCGCCTTCTTGAGTAATTTCGCAGACCTGCATAGCAGATCCTGCACTGGACAGGCGTGTCTCCCCTGTCGGGATAATAAGCCCCAAAGCGCGAAGTTCTGAGCAGCGCTTCCAGTAGCAGCACTTTGGCTTCAGAGCTAGTCCAGAGGCCATACCAGCCTCTTCATCGGTCATTCCGCCCTTTAGGTACTCAGCAAGCAAAAGCATCGCTTGTGAGCGCTTACGAGGCTTGACGTCTCCAGCGCCTAGCACTGAGGTGATTGGGTCTGCACTGCGGAACAGTGGCAAGTCATCAAACATAATGTCTCCTTTGTTTAGGGGCGCTTGGTCGCCCGTGTAAACATTCTGACCGTTGTGTAAACATATGTCAAGCATTACGAAAGCGGAGGGCTGGAGTGGGGGAGAAACAACACACCCAACCCTCCTAGCCCCTAGGAGAGACCAAGCCCCTAGGGAGTCTTTACAGGCTTAGGAAGGGCGCGCCATGCAGCCTCAAAAGCCTCTGGGGATTCCCAATCGTTGGACACCTCGACATGGAGCCATGCACCGCCGGGTGTTCCTGCGTTGTCGTCTTTGGTAAACACCTTGACGCCTTTGACGCCTTCGCCACGGGAACAGCGGTAGCCACGTCCCCAAGCGGTCTTGTCGCTCGGATCCTGTTTCGGGTTCAGATACGAGTAGTCGTGAATCTCGCAGATACGCAGCTCTTCGGTGTGCTCAATAAGCCAATCCCAAGCCTCACGGGCGGTGGCACGGCCTGCACGGGTTGCTTGGTAGCCCATGTCAACGGCAAAGCCTGTCGCGTGGACGCTGAGGTTCTTGGAGCCTCGCATCGGACGATTGGCGTACATGCCTAAGTTGGTGAAAGACCAACGGCGTTTGCACAGGTCGTAGAACTTCTTGGTGACGGGGTCTGTGGCTTCACCGTTCCACGCAGGAAAAAATGGGTACTTTCTCATGGCACTGGCGGTGTGGTCGGTGGGTCTTTGGGCTTGTCCTTCAGGCCGTTGCCCGCTAAGAGGCCAATCAACCCACCGGCGAGGGTCATCAGCATCGGGGAGAGGACTGCCCATGCTTCGGCGTCATTGGGTGCTTGCTCGAGAGGTTGGGTGACGAACAGTAGGCCGTAGATCAGGGACACGATTGCTGCGACGAATGAGAACGAGAGAGCAATGCCTACGATGAGGATGAGGCGGGCTTTTATTTCTTCGTTGGTAAGGCGGTTTTCGGGTTTCATGGGCATCGTCTTTCTAGTAGGCCGTTGGCTTTGGTTGTGTCGCAGTTGTGGCGTACGCGGTCAGCGCAACTACTGAGGGTTGTCAAGAGAAACAGCGTAAGCACTAAGCGCTTCATAGGTTTCTAACTCCTCAGGTGTCATCTCACGGATTTCATCGTCAATCTGAATGAGTGGTTGTTTTTTTTCTTCAGTCATGTCCTAGTCCCTGTATCCGTAAACCTTGACGATTCCACCTGTGTTGGTGTAGCCCGGAAAGATAATTGTGAAACCTGTGAGCTGTGTTGCAGTTGCGTAAACACCGCCACCTGTGCCGTAGTAGTCATTGCCTGTAAACATGCCCGAGTACTTGGTGTATTGAGCAAGGTTTGGGTCATAAACATCCATTGAAAAACTTTGAGTGGCGTTGCTCCCGCTCAAACCAAAGTAAGCAAAGTTTTGGTTAGTAGTAGGCAAGGTACCTGCTGCAAAACCTGACCAAGAGTCATAACGCATGTTTGCGTAATGTCCCACGGTGTTTGCAAATTGCAACTGAATAGCGAGGTTGTTAGATGACTGAGAACCGCCCTCAAAGGTCACGCGGTAATTGCGGTAATCCGAGCTAAAGCAGCTTGTGATGGCAACGGAGGCCACACCAGAACCTACGGTCTGCGACTTGACAAGCCACAAGCCAATTGCATTTGCATCCTGTGCTGTGTATACATCGCCACTGGCGAACACTGGGTAAGTCATAACATCATCCTAAAAGGTCAGTCGAGTTCAATCGAGATTGGTTGAGAATAAAAACAGCAGCCCACCGTGCAGAGCCCTCAAAAGTCGTCGTCCATTGACCCGGCACAACACTGTGCGTAATACGGCTGAGAAGCATTGGCGTCGTAATCGCATTGCCAGTAGGCGGAGAAACAACCAGCGTGATGCGGTCATTCAGCTCACGATCTAACGCGTTGCTCCAGTCCCCATCGGGCGATAACACAACCTCGACAGGGTCAGCCTTCGGATACACCTGCCCGCCCCATTGAGTGACAATGTCACCAATCGCCACAGCGTTAGCCAGCGAGGCAACCTGCGTATCGACGGACGCTTCAGCAGCGCCATAAGTCGAGATGCTGGACGTGTTTTTCTTCGTGTAAACACCGCCCTGAGACATCGTCACGTCGGCTTCGTTGCGCATCGAGTCACCGTCATAGGCGATAGCGACGTCAGGCCCGATGGCGTAGCCCCCGGTGCCGTAGGTGCCCTGAGAAACAATCGAGCGAGACTGACTGCGGATCTGGTTCTGGTTGTAGAGCGTTAACACGCCAGCACGAGTCACGAACAGCGGCGCGTACTCGGAGTCGGCGACCTTTTGCAGCTCTGCCGTCGTCATGGGTGCGTCGTCTGTTAACTCAAGGACAGTGGACGCTGGCGCCGACGGTGCAGCGGTCATGCCAGATGGAAACGAAGTGTTAGCGATGAGACGGTTGAATCGTGCAGCTGTGGATTCAGAGAACGCCACGGTTGAGTACTTAAAGATTTCTTGAAACACAGCCTCTGTTTGGATGCCGTCCCACACAATGAATTGCTGGGTCTGTCCCGAGCCCAACAGATACGCCTCGTTTACAGTCAACCCGAGAATGCCTGTGGGGGCGACCGTGACGACTACTTGCGAGACGCCGTCAACCCAAATAGCGAGCGCCTTTGTGGTGCCGTTAAAAGTAATCGACAACATGCGAGCTGTGCCGCCGTCATACTGTCGTCCGGTGTACCAGATGCGCTGTTGGTTGCTGTTGTAGTCCAGCATGTAAACCTGATACGCCGACAGCGAAGCGTCGTACTCAATGCTAAATGCGCAGTTGTAGTAGATGCCACCGCTACCAAAGTCGGTCTCTGTGTCGGGGATAATCCACATAGACGCTGAGAAGTTGCCAACGCCTTGCACAGCGCCCGACGCGGTTGTTGCTGCGTAGTTGCCTGTCCCCTGCACCGATGAGTTGACAAGACCGACGGCAAGTTGGTCACCGCTAGAAGCAGCTGTGGTTGTCGAGAAGTTAAACGGGACAGAACCCAAATCGGTCAGGACACCGCCAGCGACAAAGGGTGTGATTGGTTCGTC